ATCATCCCGCCAAAAAATTTTTTGGGCAGCCCCTAACAATGTTAGGCTATGGATAACAGAGTATCCATTATATGGATACTTAAAAAGTAGTGGAAAAATCTGGACGCAAAAAAACCCCGCCGAAGCGGGGTTAAAACTAACAATTGTTAGTTTTTAGTGTATGGTGTGGTGTAAGTGCCATTCCAGAATATAGTGCCGCCGCCGTGTATTTCGTTGTTAATGTCAAGATATGCCAATCGCCGCCGCCATGTAGCATTTTTCCATGCTGATTTTTGAAGGTCTGATATTGCTATCGGTGCATTTAATTCTGTATGATTATCAGAGATATGGTTATGCTGCCATGCAGAACTGCCGCCGTGATATCTTTCCCATACTGTTATTGGTTTCATTTTGTTATCCTTTGTAGAATCCCCCCTTTCGGGGGGAAGGTTAGGTTAGAGTGATTTTGTTATCAGTTCAAACTTATATCCAAGTGCTTTTAATGCTAGGACAATGTGCTTCTGAACTTCTACAATCTCATCGGTTAACGCTGCAACTGGTAACCTATCGTTAAACTTGTACAAGGCCACCAGTTCGTCAAGGTTGCGAACTTTTGGAGACTTATTACGTGATCCTGCTTCTGCTACTTTCGCGGTGGCTTCGGCTTCTAACTCGGCTGTAACCTCTTCGGATGTCATCTCAGCATGACGTGCTGCCGTTTCGGCTAGGTGATACGCTTCGCGTCCATAAGTGCGAACCCTTCCCCATATAACACTAGGGTTTGCATGCTTAGCTGCTTTGAGTACCGCATACAACGCGTCCTTCTCAATCTTAGTTGTCTTGGCAGTTTCGCCAGTCATGTTATGCTCCACATCAAACCAGAATCTAGGCAGTACTGAGTTCAATGTCTCACCATATACACGCTGAGCACCATAACTGCTTGCAAGTGCTTCGGCTACGGCAATTCGCAGATTGCCCAAGTCTACTGGTACTGATACGCTGGTGACTGTAATATTTTCCATGATGCTTTACTCCTAAGTATTGAACCCTATTGTATCGGCTAGGATTCGCTTGCCGTGTTACGATGTTACAGTTATAATGTAACACAAAATACTAATCAAACCTAATCTATGTAAACAATAAATAACTATTTTGTCTGTAGCCTAACAATGTTAGGACAGGGGAAAACCTACCCACTCCCAACCCCCCAAATCTAAATCTAGTTACATCTCGCCCCTTTACTTACTAATTTGCACATTACACTTCCATTTTTTATAAAATTAAGACTTCGCCCTACTAGCGTATCCACAAGCCACCACTTCCCCACTCCAGAACACCCCCCGGCATCATTTCCATTTCATACCCCCCGGGGGTATATATTTTTTACTTTACTTTTTAGATTAGGCTGCATATACTCCAGCACACTGGAGTTCACTTAAACAAACTTCTTACATGCCTATAATTAGCTTAGAACCCACAGCATCAGTACCGATGCCCTACAATACGTTGGATGAGGTAGGGGCAACTTTTGCCGAAGAAATGGCTATTGCAGGTAACACTGCTGAATTACAGGTAGATCTTGGCGCAAAATTAGAAGTTTCGTCTAAGGACGCAGCAGAAGAGAAGGCATTGCTCAAAGCAGCAATCAAGTCTAAGAAAGTCTCCGCACTAAATACACCGAATACAGCTTTTGCCGCAGCCGCGTTTCTAAGAACGTATGGGCAGATGCTCGCAATGGACGTAGTCACTGCACGAAGCGCTATTACTAATAAGCTAATGGAGATTGCTAACTGCGGGGATACCAAGTTTGAACTGAAGGCCCTTGAGCTGCTAGGAAAGCATAGTGATATAGGTTTGTTTACAGAGCGTAGCGAGATCACCATACACTATAAGGACCCAAGCGAACTAGAGAACGCAATCAAGGAACGGGTTAAACGGCTTCTTAATGCCGATATAATTGACGTTACACCTATTGGAGCAGACCTAGATGACGTTCTTGGTGTTGCTGATATTACTGAAAGTGCACTAGAACTAGAACCAACAGAACTTATGGCGGAGCTACTTGGTGGCTGAGTTATTTGACAGCGTTACATTAAAAGATATACCTAGCATACTACCAATGCTATCCGCGCCGGAACAAGAAAGGCTGTTAGCAGAGTTAGGCAAGTTAGAAGAGTTAAGGAAGAAAAAGTTAGCCCAAGAGAAGTTCATAGCGTTTGTTAATCAGGTGTGGCCTACGTTTATCTCAGGGCGGCACCATGCAAAGATGGCCTCAGCATTTGAAAGAGTGGCTAGTGGGGAGCTAAAACGGCTCATTATCAACATGCCACCCCGCCATACTAAGTCAGAATTTGCCTCATATCTCTTGCCAGCGTGGTTCCTAGGCAAGTACCCCCATAAGAAGGTTATCCAAACGTCCCATACTGCTGAGTTAGCGGTAGGATTTGGGCGTAAGGTGCGTAACTTAGTGGATAAAGATGAGTATACGAGGATATTCCCCGGGGTTGCACTGCAGACTGACTCTAAAGCAGCAGGTCGGTGGGCTACAAACCAAGGGGGAGACTACTTTGCTATTGGGGTGGGGGGTGCTGTAACGGGTAAAGGCGCTGATTTGCTGATAATAGATGACCCACACTCGGAACAAGAGGCTGCATTAGCGGAGAATAGCCCAGAAATCTACGATAAGACTTACGAGTGGTACACATCGGGGCCAAGGCAACGTCTACAACCGGGTGGATCTATAATTATTGTAGCTACTCGGTGGAGTAAACGAGATCTTGTAGGCCAAGTGCTTAAATCTTCGGCACAAAGGGGTGGGGAAGAGTGGGAAGTTATTGAGTTTCCAGCGCTATTACCGTCAGGTTCACCTTTATGGCCTGAGTTTTGGCCCCTAGAAGAGCTTGAAGCCCTAAAAAGGGAGCTGCCCAACTCAAAATGGATGGCTCAGTACCAGCAGAACCCCACTTCTGAAACGAGTGCAATAGTTAAGAGGGAGTGGTGGAAGCTCTGGGAGAAAGAGGACCCACCTGAGTGTGAATTTACCCTAATGGCTTGGGATACTGCGTTTGAAAAGACCCAAAGGGCGGATTACTCAGCATTAACTACGTGGGGCGTGTTCTACAAGGAGGATGACGCAGGAATAATGCAAGCTAACATTATACTGTTAAATGCCTTCCGAGAAAGAATGGAGTTTCCAAGACTTAAGAAAGTAGCAATAGAACATTACAAAGAGTGGGAACCAGATAGTATCATTATTGAAAAGAAAGCCTCGGGTGCTCCCCTGATATATGAGATGAGGGCGATGGGCATCCCCGTGCAAGAGTTTACACCGACTAAAGGCAATGATAAGATTAGTAGACTCAACGCTGTATCTGATTTATTTGCGTCTGGTAGGGTATGGGCACCTAATACTAACTGGGCGGAAGAAGTAATAGATGAAGTGGCTTCGTTTCCTGCAGGTGAACATGACGATTATGTGGATTCTGTGTCCCTTGCGCTAATGCGGTTCCGTAAAGGTGGCTACATCAAGACTCTGTTAGATGAGGAAGATGAGCCAAGGCAGTTTAAGCGTAGGTTCGAAGGGTACTACTAAATAAGGACATGCTATGACAATAGATAAAGCGATACACCGTGCGCCACTTGGGCTTCCTCAAGATGACTTAGAAGGGGACATTGAGATTGAGATCGAAGATCCAGAAGGTGTACGTATTAGCATGGACGGGCTTGAGATAGAACTTGGAAAAGCAGATCCAGAGGAAGGAGAGTTTAACGAGAACTTAGCTGAGGTACTAAGCGAAGGCGAGATGTCTGAGCTAGTTGGAGACTTAATTGGCGACTATGAGGAAGATGAGTCCTCAAGAAAAGACTGGATGCAGACTTATGTAGATGGCCTTGAGCTGCTGGGGATGAAGATAGAAGACCGCACGGAGCCGTGGCCCGGGGCTTGCGGAGTACACCACCCACTACTAAGTGAGGCGTTGGTTAAGTTTCAAGCAGAGACAATAATGGAGACATTCCCTGCTGCTGGTCCAGTTAAGACTGAGATCATAGG